AGCAGTTATTAAGACAACACCATATGGTCAGACATCAGCCATTGGTGTAGTTGGTAATCGCTACAAAGTATTTCAGAACGCAGAAATCTTTGGAGCATTAGATAACTTAATTGATTCTAGTGGCATGAGATACGCAGCAGCAGGTGAGTATGATGGTGGTGGTAAAGTCTGGATGCTAATGGAAACTCCGATGGAGATGACAATAGCCAATGACCCACACGCAGCATTCTTATTGGCCAAAACTAGCCACGATGGTAGTAGTTCAGTAATCATCAGACCAATCATTGAGCGATTGTTTTGTATGAATCAAATCAATAAGATATACAAAGGCAAGAACAAGTATACTTATCAGTTGAGCCATACAACTAATGCTCAGTTATCTATATCAGAGATTAGTAATATCATTCAACTAAGTTATGATATGGCTAATGATTACACAGCACTAGCAGATATGTTGCTTGCCAAAGAGGCAAGCCATGAGCACGCAAAGAATTATTTCAAGCGTGTGTTCCCATTACCTAGTAAGATAGAAGAAGTTAGATACGACTTACTATCTACAGGTGAGAAGAAGCAATACAATCGTGCTATCCAAGCCAGAGAAACAGCATTCAATATCTATTCTGCTTCTCCTACACAAGAGAACATACGTAACACAGAGTTTGGTATGTGGCAAGCAGTCATAGAGTGGGCTGATTACAATGCAAAAGGTAAGAACTTAGCATTGCGTGCCATCTCAGGCACCAGTGATAACATCAAAACCAGAGCACTTGAATTATTAGGTGTATAATGGGTGGTAATTTTGCACAAGACTTAGCATTAACAACCATACCGTTAGACCAACAAATAGCAATGCACTTGCGAGGTAATCATTACCCGCCAGTGCCATTGACAATGTTAGAACCTTGCTTGTATGCTATTGAAGCATGTAACGAGGAGAACTACAATAGACTAATCGAACTACCTAAAGGTGTGCTCTGGCGTGGCCAGAGTTCAGCGCCTGCCCACGCCATCGTGGAAGGACACCACCTTGATGCGTGGTTACTACAAGAACAGGAGATAGAATGACAATGTATTACAGCGAAACAGATGGACCTGAACCAACAGTATCTATCCAAGTAAAAGATACAAAGTATACCCTTACCCAACAATCTTTGGCTCAGATAATTGAGGATAAAGATTCTCTCAAAGAAGAACTAGAACAAACCAAACGTAAAGTTAAAAGCATAGGTTGGGATGTAAGAGAGTTCTTTGAGTCAAGAAAAAATGGCAATAATACAGATGATATTACCTGCACAGTTGAGGATATAAATGAATTACTCAGCAGCCTAGGCGTAGACCAACTAACTAATACTTGGTCAGCAACAGTATGGATTACAGCCACCATCACAGGTATAGAAGCATCTAGTAAAGATGAGGCCGAGAACATTATTAAAGATAATGTTGAGGTCAATTACAATGATGATGGCGACATCTGGATAGATGATGTTGAAGTGCAATCAGTTCATCCTGAAGCATAGTGTGATACACTAATCTTGAGTGCCCTGATTTCGGCTATCTCCTTTCTCAGGGCAACTCATAAATAAAGGAGAGCAATGGCACAGTTAGTAATAGAGCGGGATAGATACGGCAGACCACTAGTAGTCCCGCCAACAGGCGGTAAGCCAGTTGCCTATACACGGGCAACTACGATTGCTAATTCATTAGATGATGCATCAGCATTAGTAGCATGGAAAATGCGGATGGCTGCAATAGGTTTAACTACACGACCAGATATATTATTATCTATTAGTGCAGCACAAGAAGATAAGATGGCAGTTAACTCTTTGATTGAATCGGCTATGGAAGTAGCAGGTGCAAACAAAGCAGCCAACATAGGTACAGCCATACACTCATTAGCAGAACGATTAGATTTAGGACAAGACTTAGGTGTCGTACCACCACAGTGGATACCAGACATCAAAGCATACGAAGAAGCAACTAAGATTCTCAACAATAAGTTCATTGAACAGTTCAGTGTGCTAGATAAATACAAGATTGCTGGTACACCAGACAGACTTGTTGAGTATAACGGTGAGTTATTTATTGCTGATATTAAGACAGGTCGGATAGACCATCCTAATAACATAGCAATACAGTTAGCAATCTATGCTAACGGCTTGCCGTATGATAGTGCTACGGCAACCCGTAGTACATGGGGAGATGTAAACAAAGACAAAGCAATCATTATCCATTTACCTGCAGGAACTGGCACATGTAAGTTAGTGTGGGTAGATATTAAAGAGGGCTACAAAGGTTTACAATTATCTATGAAAGCAAGAAAATGGAGAGACCAAAAAGGTCTTTCTTATCCGTTCGAACAGGAGAACAAATAGTGTCTCACTCAGAAGCACCAATCAGTATCACAATCAAGACAGCATCAGGTAGTTTAGTAACAGTCCGTGCAAGTAACGGAGAAGAACTAGACGCAGTGGTTGCAACAGGATTAGCAGCCATCACATCAGCCACAACAGAACTAGAACAAGCAATTCGTGGCACAGTACCAGCACCTATGACAGTAGGAACAATTGCATCAGCACTAGGCGCAAGCATTTCACCAATGGATAACTCAACTGCAACGCTTAGTGGACGCAACTGCCCACATGGAAAAATGACTGCCATTCAAGGCACTGGTAAAGATGGCTCAATGTATCGTGGTTACTTTTGTGGTGCACCTAAAGGTGCCTTTGATAAATGCAAGAATGTTTATCTAAAGACAACAGACGCAGCATGGAGTACATTCGTAGCAGAACAGGTTAAGTGAAAACACTTAGACGCTCTATCAGTAAAGCCGAGGTTGGTGGTGAACCATTACCACCAGCCTTCCAGGCTTTTGAAAGGGCGGGAATCATACTACGCAGAGCAGAGGTAACAGTAATAGCAGGCACTCCAGGTGCAGGCAAGTCATCAATTGCATTAGCAATTGCTGCTAGAACTAAACTACCAACGCTTTACTTCAGTGCAGATACCAATGCACACACTATGGCTATGCGTTTAATAGCAATGGCTGGCAACATGAGCCAACAATCAGCAGAGTTATTACTAAAGAAAGACCCAGACAAAGCAAATGAAATACTATTACTAAACAATCATTTGTTTTGGTCATTTGAATCTACACCTACATTAAAAGATTTAGATGAAGAAGTATCTGCATTCGAAACAGTATGGGGCAGAAGCCCTACACTTATAGTTGTAGATAATCTTATGGACATAGCAATGGATGGACACGAAGAGTTCCAAGGTATGCGTGCTGCAATGAAAGAACTTAAGTATCTAGCCAGAGATACCAATGCTGCCGTGTTAGTACTACACCATACCAAAGAAGGATTCGAAGGTTATCCTTGCCAATCACGTTCATCTATTCAAGGATTAGTTAATCAGATACCAGCAATGGTATTAACTATTGGTCAGATGAAACAAGGAGATGACAACTTCTTATGTGTAGCCCCAGTTAAAAATCGTTATGGTAAAGCAGACCAGACAGGTAATAACTATGTTACTCTTTCATTTAATCCAGAGTCTATGCATTTAGATGATGTTATGATTAGATACACAACACAACAGGAATTACTATGAGTAATCCAGCCAAGGCTAAGGGCAGTAGAGCCGAGGCAGATGTCGTAAAGTGGCTTAAAATCAATGGTTTTCCGTATGCAGACAGGCGAATCGCAGGTGCCCAATTAGACAAAGGAGACATCAGTGGTGTTAACGGAGTAACAATAGAAGTTAAAGACCATTACCGTTTAGATTTATCTACATGGATAAAAGAATTAGAAATAGAAATAAAAAATGATAATGCATGGACAGGTACAGTGTTACACAAACGTAAAGGTAAAGGAGATGTAGGAGAATGGTATGCAACAATGCCAGCAAAAGTATGGATAGAATTAATCAGAAAGATTATAAATGATAAATGAATTATTAATTTTACTTACATTATTTCAACAAGAAATGATAGGATTATTACTATGGATAAGCACAGTATTGTTGCCTATCTAACTTATATAGGCGCCACCCTGCCAGCGGAGGGGCATGGTTGGCGCAAGATGCGTTGCCCTTTTCATGGTGATAAGCATGCATCAGCAGCAATTAACTTTGAAGATAAAAGATTTAAATGTTTTGGTTGTGAAGTACAAGGTGATGTGTATGATTTAATTATATATAAACAAGGAGGTAATTATAGTGAGGCTATCAAATTCGCAGAGAGCATTTCTCTTGCAGGCAACAGAACAATACGCTCAGCACATTCATCTAGCGGAGGAATACCTTTCAAGCCGTCATCTCTCGGTAGACGAAGCGAGAAAGTTTCATCTGGGGATAGTGAAGGACGCTCTTCCAGGACACGAGAGTTACAAGAATAGGTTAGCAATCCCATACATCACACCATCAGGTGTGGTTGATATTAGATTTAGAACTCTTAATAACAATCCAGATGAACCCAAGTATATGGGTATACCTGGGGCTAAGACTACAATGTTTAATGCACAAACAGTATTAACTGCTGGCAATTATATATGTGTAACTGAGGGTGAGTTAGATACAATAATCTTAGAAGCCAAAACAACACACTCATCTATAGGTATACCTGGAGTTAACAATTGGAAACCTTATTACAGTAAGATACTAGATGACTTTGAAACAGTAATTGTTCTAGCAGATGGAGACAATGCTGGCTTAGAGTTTGGTAAGAAACTAAGTAGAGAACTACCTAACGTTAACCTAATGCAAATGCCAGAAGGACATGATGTTAATAGCATCATAGTTCAAGAAGGAAAGGAGTGGATAGATGAGCGAATTAGAAAATGTTTGGGAAAATGATAAAGAGTTATGGGATTTTATAGGAGAAAATAAAAGATTAGTTGGCTTACAAATATCTGATGGACAAGGATTAGATATACTTAATGCACTAAGAGATATATATGTAACTATAGGAGATGACCCAGATAGTGCTATGAAAATGCTTACACTGTTAGCCACAGTTATATATGCAAGTAGCATAGGAGAAGGTCAACAGTTTACTGATGAGATACAAATAGCATCAGCAATGGAACAATTCGATTCTAGTATGAAGGAGATGTTAAGTGAAGAACCCAAGTGATGTAGATATAATTCTTAATGAGTTGCGTAGTATCATGATGAAGAAGCAGGAAGATTATGGTCCGTTAAATATTGCCCTCGCTCCTGGCGGGGCAATGAATGGGCTGCGTGTTAGGATGTATGACAAACTAGCCCGTCTGAATAACATGGCTGATAAGGGCGGCACACCGAACTATGAATCTATTGAGGATACCCTCATAGACCTGGCTAACTATGCTATAATAGGACTATTGGTACAAAGAGGACAATGGGAAGGCATAGAATAGTGTTAAAGATTAGAAACCCATTTTACTTTACAGAAGGCAAACCTTCAGATGTAATTAAAGTATTTTGTTTTAGATGTTCTAGAGAATTTTATGTGTATCGTGTAAATTTAAGAGCAAATAATTATTGTGTAGGTTGTAAATAGATTGAAAGAAGATGCCTGGGTAGATGAGTATGAGTTGCTCGTTTCTACTCTTGCGTCTGAATATTATAGGAAGTATCCAGTTACTGAAGCAGAAGATATAAGACAAGTATTATGGGTATGGTTTCTTACACATCCAGTTAAATATACAGAGTGGTCTAAGTTACCAGCCAAAGATAAAGAAAGATTAATTGCTAGGTCACTACGCAATGCAGCACTTAAATATTGTGAACAAGAAAAAGCACGCAAGGTTGGCTATGACATATCAGATTTATATTACTATGACCCATCAGTTATAGAAGCATTCCTTCCATCTATCATAGGTAATAGTTATGAAATACCTAGTAAAATCAAAGACCTTAACTTTAAGTTTGGTAAATCAGGTGAGGTAACAGATGGCAACAACTGGCTAGTTCTACGGTCAGACATAGAAAAAGCATTCAACAGATTAGCAGAGGCTAAACAAAATATTTTAAGAATCAAGTTTAGTGTAGACAACTACGAGTGGAATGATTTAGGAAAAGAACTTGATACATCTGCTGATGGTGCACGTATGAAAGTTAACAGAGCAATTGCTTCTTTAATAAAAATACTAGGCGGCTGGCGAACACACAGTGAGCCAGACGTTATAGAAACTAAAGAAGAAAGCGAAGAGCATGACTGAAGAACCTAAGGATATAAGAGAGTTACTAAACAAAAAAGATTACAGTAAGTCAATAGACTTAAGAGGTAATCCAATAGGAGATATCTGTGTATGTGGTTCAGAACTATTCCTAGCCATAGTAGCCTTTGAACAAGGAGAGATATGTTTTTACTTTTTAGATGGCGAGTGCGCTGATTGTGGTTCTTTAGTTACTTTATCTACACCAATAGATGAATATGGATTGGACTGTGACTAGTGCCTTACTATGATTTTGAATGTAAGGTATGTAGTAAAGTTACAGAAGTAGATGACCCTACTCCACTCCCTTGCTCCTCTTGCGGAAATCTTATGGTTCGTATATGGTCCTCTATACCAGTACATTTTAAAGGAACTGGTTTCTATTCTACGGGGGGCTAATGAGATTTAGTGATACACCAGCATGCAATGGTATAGATGTAGAAGTATTCTTTACTGAAGACAAAGGTGGTAACTATGCACATCTTGATTATGTTAAAAAAATATGTAAGACTTGCCCAGTACGAGTCGAATGTTTTGATTATGCAATGGATACACTAGTCCATGGAATATGGGCAGGTACTACTAAAGAAGAAAGGGACAGGTATAGAAGCAAGCACAACATGGTAGGTAAAACTGTTGTACCAGCATCTATGTTTGACGGTGTAATCTATGAGCAAACTATCTGATTTTGATTTAGATTTATCAGTTGGTCACGAAGGCGAAGCATTAGTTAATGAACTATTAACTGGTGGCAAAACTATTGAAGTAAAGACAGACCTTATGTGGAAGAACACTGGCAACTTATATATAGAAACAGTATGCTGGTCGCACAACAACGAAGAGTGGTATGCATCAGGATTGTCTACAACTAAAGCAGAGTACTGGGCATTTGTATTAGAAGGAGCAACCTTTATTGTCCCTATAAACGCACTCCGTCATGCGGTTACCTTGTGGGGACATCCTATTACCTGTAATATAGAACCTAATCCTAGTAAGGGTTATTTAATTAAACCTGAATTAATTCTTCAGACAATCAGAGAGTTGGCTAGGTAGAGGGGAACTACTTAGAAAACAAAAAAGACCCCCTGTTTCTAGTATAACTACTAGTCAGGGGGTTCTTCTTGTCTCTAAGTGGCCTTGTAGGCCTTATTAAAGGTATTTATTTAGAGCCAATACCGTATTCTTTTTCAGTCTTATCAGCCCATTTAGCCAATGGTGCAGCCAATGCGCCAATTAAGATTGCTTGCTCAGGAGCAAGGTCAGCAGCAAGGGCTAAGCCCATTGTTACAGCCGATGCTAGTACTGCCCGAACATAAGACTTAAATGCAGCCTTAGTCTTTGGGTCTTTTAGTTTAGCGATTAGGTTTTTCATTGTCTCTCCTATTTTTTTTTAGGTGGTATACCCATCCAACTGAACCAGTTAGAATCGTCTTTAGCGTATTGCTCTTTAATTGAAATATGTAAATGTTTATTATGTTGGTTACTACCCTTATAGGTATGTTCGCCTTTTTCTTTGCTCCAAATTTTACCTTTAAATATTAAATACTTAACCCTAATATCATCTTGTAATCTAATGTAAATATCTTTACAATCTATTCCATTTGCTGGGTCGTGCGTTAAATCAACTGCTAATCCAGTGTTGTGGTCTGAGTTAGGACTCTGACTTAGGTGGGCAGCAGATGGTAATAGACCATCGCTTGCTTTGTTCCTGTTGGGTTTTAATGCTGTCGCCTGGCGCAGTACAGCAATCGCAGCAGGTGTGGCTTTCTTGACTACACTCATTGTCCCTCATTTCTTTAGTGCTTGTAATACAAATTCTGTTAAAAATTCTACTTTTTCATCTAACTGATTAACCTTGTCTTTTAAACTTGAGCCACCATTAGGACGAAGTTCAGACAAGTAATGTTTAACTAAGTGTCTTACTGTTATTGCTAGAGTTCCCATTAAAGATACTCCCGCAACGGCTAATCCAGCCCATTCATTTGGTGTCATATTATTATACCGTTCTTATAGTGATTTCAATGATGCCGCCAAAGCCATCAAATCGTCTGTCTGGTGGTGTCATACGAGTAAAAGAAAGTTGCTCTATTACCGCTTGTTGTGATTCTCCAATACTTAAATCTTGCCAGGTAATAACATCACCTGTCTTTTCTATATCTTCTAACAATCTAATACGGTCAAAGGCTCTACCTTCATAACCAACAAGTGTATTGTACTTATCTGTCTCTGTATCAAAGCAATATACAGGGAACTTAATAAGTCTTACACGTGGTGTAGCAATGGTTGACTTAATCTGGTAACCCTTAAAAGTAGGACCACTTGATGTAGTTGTAGCATCACGATTTAATGTAAACTTATATGCCAAAAATTCTTGAGCATCTTCTGGCTGATTAGTAATAACCTCTACTGGATTTACATCTGTAGTATATGCAATGTGGTCAAACTCTGTTTCGGTACCATCAGCATTTGTAACAACTGAAGATAGTATAGTTTCTCCTACATTAAATGTACCTCTACCAATAAGACGTTTAAAGTTTTTAGGCTCTAGTGTGCCATAACGAATCTTACCTGTCTTAATGTAGCCAGATGGGGCTAGAACTGTAGTTGATTGGATAGCAATACCATTACTACCAGATGTGGTAAATGCTATCTGTTCTGAGTTACCTACAAAATCTACGCTAGTAGCGTGGCCAGTTGCTCCATCAAGGTAAGTATCATTGGCATAAGCAAAACGTAATGTCTCAAGTTCGTTACCTAAATCAATTCTATATAGTCCAGCATATGTATTAATTGTGCCAGTTACATAAACAAATCTATCTCTAAATGCAAAGTCACGAGGTGCTGTAGCGCCTAAATTATCTTCAATAATTAATGGGCCATAACTTAGGTCTCCATTAGTATCTGATATAGATGCTACACGTACACCCTTGTTGGTGCCAATTACTAGGTAACCCAGATAAGATTCAATCTTCTTTGGATACTCACCACTAGGTAGTTGTGCTGCAATAATACCTGATGTAAGAGTTGGCATAACACCAGCAGTATTTAAAGTAAACTTATAGATAGCACCATTAGTACCAGCATAACCAGCAGCATAAATGGCAGAACCACCTTCTGATATAGATGTCCACTCCCAACTAGAGTTAGGATGAGTGTATGTAGCAGTAGGTAAAGAATGAGATGAACCTTTAGCATTAGTTAACTCATAAATAGATGCACCAATGCCAGCAACAAGACGTTGTTTAACCCAGGCTAGTACTACTTTTTCGCTACCAGTATTGTAATACGCTGAGTATCCAGCAGTAGGTGTAGCAATAGGACCTGTATAAATATGGTCATTGTCTGCAATAAATAAGTTAATTCCATCACTTGCAATAGCAAGGGTAGCAGTATCTAATCCAGCAGTAACTGCATGTGTATAAGTAACTGCAGTACCAGCAGGTACATAGTTATTAATAGTTGTATTTGCTGTATTCCAAGCGAGTATCTTATCTGTTGAGCCATCTACTATAGATATAAGTTTATATACACCACTAGTAACACCAGTTAGATTGGCTGTTTCTTTAAGTAAAGTTACTTCTCCCTTAGTCCATACATTTACATTGGAAGAGTCAGCAAACCTATGCGCTGTTGTCTCACCACCAGATGGGTCATAGAATTTAATACCTGTACCAGAATGGAAAGATGATTGACTTCTAATCCACCAACCAGTAAGTGATTGCTCACCTGGCTCTTGGTTGTTATCAAACTGAGGCTTATTAAAAGGGGCTGTCTGCCTGATGTATGGCCGCTCATCAGATACTGCATAGATGAATGGCATACCACCAAGGGCTACATCGTAGGCTATATCTGTATTAGTCCAGACAGAACTGCTTGATGTAATACCAAGGTCAACGGCAATAGAACGACCAATGCTGGCAGTTGCCGAACCTCGGCCTTCGGTAATATCACGACTGACCACAGTGCTCCTTAATTAAGAATTGATTAAAATAATATTTATTGCGCCCAACTTACATTGCCAGTGCCAGCAGTTAATGTTGTAACTTTGTATGAACCATCTGTGGCTGTTGAGCCAGTAAGTCCTGCACCAATTGTTATTGTTCCAGCAGAAGTTAGGTATCTAAGGATAACAACACCTGAACCACCTGGTGAACCAACACTTCCATTACCATCTCTTTGTCCTCCGCCACCACCACCAGTGTTTGCAGTTCCAGAGGTTGATACAACAATAGGAATTCCAGAACCACCATTACCACCACCACCAGCACCACCTGCGGCTAAAGTTGAGTTCTGACTTGAACCACCACCACCGCCTGCATAATAAACAGAAGTACCAGTAATTGAATTTGCTACTCCTACTCCACCAGCACCGCCAGTTTGAGTTACGGTATCGCTTCCTGGTCCACCAGCACCGCCTCCGCCTGCTGCAGTACCATTAAAACTTGTGGATACACCACCATTATTACCTTCTGATGGAGAATATGAGCCTGCGTTACCACTTCCAGCAGTTCCATTGGATTGAGGTGGTCCTTCTTGATAAGAACCACCACCACCTGAGCCTCCACTAAGTCCATTAGGGTTTGCGGTGTTATATGAACCTCCACCACCGCCACCGCTTGAAGTTATAGAACTAAA